AGTAGGGGATAGACTCGCCAAGGGTAGATCCTGGAAACAGATCAACATCTGCCAGGACTATGAGAACTTTGTAAACGAGGTATTGACCTGCAAGTACATCATCTCTAGTTCCCTGCACGGTTTGATCATCGCAGAAGCATACGGCATCCCGGTAGAATGGGTGGTACTAAGCGACAAGGTACTCGGACAAGGTTTCAAATTTAGAGACTACCTAAGCGGAACAGGCAGACGGCCACAAGGCCCCGGCCCATTCCCTATTTTAGATCCGGCCATACTGAAGGATCGACAGAATGGCTTATTAAAAGCATTGAAGAAATTATAGTGAATGGAAACGCCTGAATGTTTTGGAAAGCACGCTTATGATAAGAAAGGTGCGATCACTGCGAGCAATAGACGCTATGCAGAAGATCATCAGAGACTGCGTATATACCCTTGTGGAGATCATTGGCATCTCACTAAGCAACTAAGGGGAACGTACCTGAAGCATGGAAAGAAGATCAGACGGTAATTATGCACTATACTTTTTTATTGTTTAGCAGTAAAATGTATTTATGAAAGCAAGCGAACGACGTGCGCTAAAACTAAAGAAAGACGGAGAGAAGAAAGAGCCAGGTACTATACCGGCCCCTGTTGTTGCCCCTGTAGTTAATAAAGAAACGAATAATGAAACACCTGCCATAGAGAAGATCTCCAAGGATGGCACAAAGCGCGGGCTAAATCCTAACAGTACAAAAAACTTAAAGCCGATCAAGCCAGGGGAAGTACGCAATCCAAACGGCCGACCAGAGGGCGCATTGAGTTGGGATACACGCATAGAATTAAACATGACTATTTTGGCGCAAAAGTACGTCAGAGATTTCAATAAGAAAAACCCGAAGAAGGCGATCAAGATCGAAGAGGTAGACATGGAGAGTGATATTTTTCAGCAATATATAAACAAAGCCCGCAATGGGAACGATAAGATCCTGCTCCACTTTATGGATAAGAGATACGGCAGGCCATCGCAACCGATCGTTGTTACCGGGAAAGATGGCGATCCTGTGGAGTACACGATCCGCGTAAAAGAATACGAGGACGAGATCCTGCAGGAAGAGAATAAGTGGTTTGAAAGCGATACTAAAAAATAATTATGGCTATAAAAAGATTAACTCCATACGCAAGAAACAAGATGGCAACCGATATGCATGCACGCGTTGCTGTTTGCCGTGGATCTTTCTATCACTTCCTTACTACCTATTTAAAGGATGACTTTGAATTGGTACCGGCACCATTTCACAAGGAGATGATTGATGCCCTAGATAGCGTTGATGATCTAGATAAGTATTTGTCGATCATGGGTTTCCGTGGCTCGGCCAAGAGTACGATCCTGGAAGCATTCGCGCTATGGTCAATGATAAATAAAAAGCACAACTTCATTGTGTACCTACGCGCAAACATTGATGATGCAAAAATGTCGCTGGCCAACATCCGAAACCGCATCGAGGAAAATATAAAACTTCGCAAGGACTTTAATATCGTACTAGACGATCAGAAAAGCCATGACTTCCGTGAGAAGTGGAGCGAGGCACAGATCACTATCGGCAACTGTACAATGATCGCACGTTCACGCGGGCAGAAAATACGCGGTAAGAAATTCAAAAAGGCCCGCATAGATTTGATCATCGGTGACGACTTGGAAGACGTAAAGGATGCAGATACAAAAGAAAAACGAGAGGCAACGCGCAAGTGGTTTTTTGCTGAAGTACTACCGGCTACAAAACAGGGTGTGCTTGCGGACAACGTCAAGGTGATCCTACTTGGTAATCTGGTGCATAAAGATTGTTTGATTAAACACTTCTCGCGCTCTCCTAGTGTAAAGCACATGGAGTTTTGGATGTACGACAAAGACGGCAATATCTCCTGGCCAGGTTTATATCCGAACGAGGAAGCCGTAGAGAAAGAAAAAGAAAAGGTGATGATCGCAGGCGAGGGCCTTGGCCCGGTAATATGGGCGCGCGAGTACCTGGGCAAAGAGGTGGATCCTGAAGACATGGTTTTGAAACTATCGGACATCCAATATTACCCGGATGAATGGCTACAACGAAAACCACAAAGCGCCGGGGTGGGAGTGGACTTTGCTATCTCTAAGAAACAGACGGCCGACTATACTGCGATGTGTAAAGGCATGGATGTCATGAACGATGACGGCGAGCGTAGATTGCTCGTACTCAAGGACAACGTAGAACAGCGCATGGACTTTGAGGAAACTATCCGCAAGGCCGTGGCCGTAAATGAAGTGATGCCCCATGGCACAAAGTTCTATCCCGAAAAGGTGCAGTATCAGCAATCGGCTATTGAGATCATGGAAAAGAACGGCCTCAAGGTTGTGCCTATGCAAGCGACAGGCGATAAGAAAGCCCGCATCTCATCCGCTTGTTTTTATGTGAAGAGTGGCCGGGTACTATTTCCAAAGACCGGGGCCGAGAATGTTATCACCAACCTCATCGGCTTTGGTATAGAAGATCATGATGACCTTTCCGATGCATTTGCCTACCTCGTGCTTGGTATGATAAAGAAAAACGGAAGCACTTTTAATTTTGGTTAAAAATTAATATTTGATATATAATAGAAACTATGAAAAAGAAAAATCAAAACTTCTTCCAACGCATCGGTAACGCGCTCGCAGGTATGCGACAAAAGTCTGTCAACTTTGTATCGCTTTCAGGTGGATCAGGGTTTAATGGTTTAGAGAGTTTTTACGACTCACTCAATTTGCAAACGTTCCGGGAGTCGCTCTACCTATTTATTGGGGTAAGTATGATCCGCGAAACAGTATCGAGCATCCCATTGGAGATGTACCAAATAAAAAACAAGCAGGGTGATGTAGAGCAGATCTACGATGACCCTTTTCTTGATCTATTGGAGCGCCCTAACGATATGCAGACACAAAAAGAATTCTGGAAACTCGCTGTTGCATACTACTTGCTCGCAGGCGAGGCGTTCTGGTATTTAGAGCGCGAGGCTCCTGGTGCCGTTCCAAGTGCGATGGTAAATATGCGCCCGGACAGTGTGCAGATCCTTTTCTCTGCAGATCAGAAAACAATCATCGGCTATGAGTTCATCCAAACAAACGGCCAAACAGTAAAGATCCCGGTAATGGATGTTTTACATATAAAAAATATTGACCCTATTGATCCTGTACGCGGTATCGGAGTTATACGCCCCGCAACTAAGCGCATCGCTACTGAAAAGCAAGCGAGTGAACACCAGGCAAACACATTTAAAAATCAAGGCAGGCCCGACATTGCTGTTTTCACAGAGGCGGATGTCACTGACGAGCAAATAGAAGATGCACAAATAAAATGGCAAAAGAAATTCGGCCCGGACAGAGGATCACAGTTGGCTCTATTCGGTGGTGGCAAAACTACGGTGCAGACTTTAAATGCAAACCCTAAAGACATGGACTTCATGCCAACCATGAACTTCTTACGCGATGACATTCTCGCATCGTTACATATTCCAAAAGCGATGCTTACAAGTGATGATGTTAACCTGGCCAACTCAAAGACCGCGCGTATAAATTACATCAAAGAGGGATGCTTGCCTGTACTTGATACGTTCATCGATATCATCAACAATAAGTTTTTAAATGATCTAGATCAGAATAGATTTGTAACGTACGAAAATCCAGTCAACGAGGATCGCGATATGCTACTCACTGAAGCAGTTCAACTAAAAGACAAAGGTATCATCACAATCGACGAGGCACGCGCCCTTCTTAACTACGAGCCGATCGATGGTGGAGATATTTTGCAACCTGGAACATCTCCTGCATCTGCGATCACGCTGGCTTTGAAAAATGTCCGACTAAAAAAGATGGCAAAACGAGTTATGTTAAAACGCCCACTACTTTATAAAAAGTTTGTGGCCGTGGAAGCAGTAGCGAAACTATACGTGGCAGAGAAGAGTGTTAAGCGTTCCCGCAATTCTGTTTTTAATACTCCCGAATTGAAAGATGCCTACATCAAAGCATTCAACAAGAACATAGATCAGAAAGCGCAGACGTTTCATTCCGAGGTTGTCGTTTACAACGAGGGATTTGCAAAACGTATCATCACACACATGGAAAAGATGGGAATAAACCCACAATCATTTTTCAACGTAGCCGAAGAGATGCAGACGGCCAAGGGTATATTCAATCCACTTATGAAGAATATGTTTTCAAAGATTGGCCAGGAAACTCTAGACAACGTGGCTAAAGGTTTCTCTACTAAAGCATCCGAGCAGTTTCATACTCCAAAGGAAATGCTCCAGGCCCTTGAATTACGCGCTGAATTCTTTATTGGCTCAATGCTTGATACAGACTTCAAAGAGATGTCTAAACTCATTGTGGCGGGCCTAGCAGACGGCAAGGGAGTGGAAGAGATCGGCCGAAACATCCGACAATACTTTGACGATATGAGTGTCGCGCGCGCACGTACGATAGCCCGAACAGAAACAGGCCGTTTGGTTTCTCAAGCGACAAATGAAGCGTACAGACAGAGCGCAGTTGTTACCGGCAAGGAGTGGCTTACTGCAGGCGATGACAAAGTTCGAGATGAGCACGTTTTAAACTCCGGTGTTATTGTCGACAACGGCGGAGTATTCCCCGATGGGGAACATTATCCAGGCGAGAGTAGTATCAACTGCAGATGTGCATTGGCACCCGCAGTTTAATAGTGATATAATATTTTTATGAAAAAGTTGGCGCAAAAATTGTTAGACGAAAAAAGAAACAAGGCCGTAGAAATGGTCGGCAAAAAGTTTGAGATGAATATTACCCGAAAGGCGATAAGCATTGATGCCGAAAAGAAAACGGTCACGTTCGTAATGTCTACTTGCAATGTAGATCGTCACGGTGACGTTATCAATCAGGACTCTTGGATCTTGGATTACTTCCGACAATCGCCAATGTTCTTTTTACAACATCGTTCCGATGAGTTTCCAATAGGAAAGTGGATCGATATTTCTCTACAACCTGATCCTGACAACATTGGTAAAAATATGCTCGTAGGTACCGCGCAATTTGCAACCGATATAAACCCGGAAGCCGACACAGCATTCAAAATGGTAGAGGGTGGATTTATGTCTGCCGTTTCCGTTGGATTTATTCCGCACCGAGTAGACTACGATGAGATCACTGACAACTTTGTTTTGTATGACTGCGAACTTTTGGAATGTTCACTCGTTGGAGTAGGATCAAATCGCCAGGCACTCGCAAAAGAAAATGATGAGGCCCGCGAAAAGATGATCGAGGCAAAGGAAGTATTGGATGCTAAAATAAAAGC